GAAGGTCATCCACATTTAATAAGAGATTTAAAATCTAATGCAATAATTAATACAGACGACATTGCACTTAATAATTATACTTTAATTAAAAAAAGAAAAGAACTTGAAAAAAATAAAATTGATTCAATAGAATCAGAATTAAAAGATTTGAGGTCTTCAATAGATGAAATTAAAGAATTATTGAGAGGAATTAAAATTGAACCATGATGAATTAAAACTTGAAAGTGTTTCTAAATTATTTGAATTTGAAAAAATTTCAAGAGAACTTGATACTTGCACCAATATAGATTTATTGAGAAATATTTGCAAATGTTATGTAAAACTTTATATGAAACAACAAGAATCTTTGAAAAATATTGATATTGGATTTTCTGATTTAAATAATTAAATCAAGATCATAAATATAGTAAAGAACGTATTAGGATTATTACATAAGTTATGTCTAACACTACAGTAATTGTTGGAACAGAAGCATCTTATGTAAGGAACATTACAATTCCTATTGGATCTGATTTTGAAAAAACATTTTTCCTTAAAACTACTGCAAATTCAATTTTAGATTTAACATCTTATACTGGAGCTTCATCATTAAAAAAGCATTCAGTATCTACTAGTTCAACACCTATTACTTTAACTTTTACAAATAGATCAACAGGAGAAATTAAAATATCTTTGGGATCTTCCATAACATCATCTTTAAAATCTGGAAGATATGTATATGATATATTGTTAAATAGTGGAACTAAAAAAACTAGAATAGTTGAAGGCAGCGTTATAGTTACTGCTGGAATCACTACAACCATTTAAAATAAAATGTCAAAACCATCATCTAGACAAGGATTAATAGATTATGCACTGAGGCAACTTGGTGCCCCTGTTTTAGAAATCAACGTTGCAGATGAGCAACTTGATGATAGGTTAGATGATGCATTGCAATATTTTAATGAAAGACATTTTGATGGTGTTGAAAAAATGTTTCTTAAATATAAATTTACAGAAGAAGATATTCAAAGAGGAAGATCAAGAGGTGGTAGCTTTAATGTTGGTATAGCAACTAGTACAGCAACTTCTCCAATAGGATCATTTAATTGGGAAGAGAATTCAAATTACATCCCAGTTCCAGATAGTGTAATTGGGGTAGAAAGAGTATTTAAATTAGATAATAGAACTATTACATCAAACTTATTTAATGTCAACTATCAATTATTTTTAAATGATATTTACTGGTTTAGTTCAACTGAACTTTTAAATTACTATGTGACAAAGAGATATCTTGAAGATATTGATTGGATTGTCAATCCACAAAGACAAATTAGATTTAACAAAAGACAAGGTAGACTTTATATTGATATGAGTTGGGATTCCATAGTTGCAGGAAACTACCTTATTATGGAGTGTTATAGAATACTTGATCCAAATGATTATGCAAAGGTATATAATGATTCTTTCTTAAAAATGTACTTTACTGCATTAGTTAAGAAGCAGTGGGGACAAAACTTAATTAAATTCCAAGGGGTTAAACTTCCTGGTGGAGTTGAATTAAATGGAAGACAAATTTATGATGATGCTGTAAAAGAATTAGAAGCAATTAGATTGAGAATGTTGAGTGAGTATGAAACTGCTCCATTCGATATGATAGGATAATATGTTAAATCCATTTTTCATACAAGGTACAACAGGAGAACAAAGTCTTGTTCAAGACTTAATTAATGAGCAGTTGAAGATGTATGGCATAGAAGTTTATTATATGCCAAGACAAATTATCTCCAAAGGAAAAATAATAAGAGAAGTTTTATATTCAAAATTTAAAAAAGCATTTCCAATTGAAGCTTATTTGGTCAACTATGAAGGGTTTGATTCAAATAGTGTTTTGATGTCTAAATTTGGAGTCAAAGTTACTGATGAAATGACTTTGATTATTTCAAAAGAACGTTTTGAAAATTATATTTCTGTATTAATGGAGGATGTAGAGTTTGTACAAAATACATTAAGACCTAATGAAGGAGATTTAGTTTATATTCCATTAAGTGATAGCTTTATGGAAATTAAATATGTTGAAAATAGAAAACCATTTTTTCAACTTCAAAAAAATTATGTTTATGAATTAAGATGTGAGTTGTATGAATTAGAAGATGAAGAAATTAATACAGACATTGATCAAATTGATATGTCTATTAAAGATCTTGGATATGATGCAATATTAACAGTTTCTGGAATTGGTGCTACAGCTACTGCATATACAGGTTTAGTTAGAGGTGGAATTCAAAAGGTAGATGTTATTAATGGAGGATACAAATATACTTCTACTCCAACCTTATTGGTAGATGCACCATTAAGTGGGGTTAAAGGAACTATTGTTGGATTGAATACAAGTAAAAAAGGTTTATTATCTTCCCAAAGTTTAAAGTCAGTTTATATCGAAAATCCAGGAAGGGGATATGTTGCAAGTAGTCCTCCAAATGTTACTTTCTATGGTGGAGGAGGATATAATGCAGAAGTTAGGGTTGGTATAGCGACTTCTGGAAGTATTGGAATTGTGACCCTAACAAGTCCTGGAGGAGGTTATGTGAAAGAACCTACTGTAACTATTTCTGGACCTGTTGGAGGTGGTATAACTGCTATTGCAAGAGCATTTATAAATTCTAGTGGAGGTATTTCTACTATTAGAATTTTAAATGCTGGTTATGGATACACTGTGGCACCAACTATAACAATAGGGTCAGGATCTAGTATTGCATCTGGAAATTTTGTATTTAATGAATTAGTTACAGGATCCATTTCGAATGCAACTGGACTTGTTAAGAATTGGGATTCTGAAACTAAGGAACTTAAAGTTACTGGATTTGGAACTGATTTTATTATTGGAGATGTACTTGTAGGTGCTGCATCAAGTGCTACTTATGTTGTGTCTAAATACGATACATATTCAACTACTTCAGCATTTGATGAAGATCAAGAAATACAAGAAGACTCTGATGATATTTTAGTATTTACTGATGTTAATCCATTTGGGGAAGTTTAAAAATAAATTTTATAAAAATTAAAAATGTTTGGAAGATATTTTTACCACAAAGCAATAAAGAAAACAGTAACTGCTTTTGGAACGTTATTTAATAACATTCAAATTAGGCATTATGATGAATCAGACAATCCAGCATCAGTATTGAAGGTTCCTCTTTCTTATGGTCCTATCCAAAAATTCTTAGCAAGGATTGAACAAAATCCTTCTGGTGATAGAAAGATTGCATTAACTCTTCCAAGAATGTCTTTTGAAATGACTTCAATAGACTATGATGCCCAAAGAAAATCATCAATTATTCAAACATTCAAAGCACCAAAAACAGTAGATGGTAAAGTTATAAATCAAGTTTACTCACCTGTTCCATACAATATAGGATTTGAACTTAATATTTTAGGAAAAATTCAAGATGATGTTCTCCAAATTGTAGAGCAAATTCTTCCATTTTTCCAACCTTCTTTTAATGTGAGTGTTAGATTAATTCCAGAAATTAATGAAGTGAGGGACATACCTATTATTTTAAATAGGGTTGGATTTAGAGATGATTATGAAGGAGATTATTCTACTAGAAGAGTTCTCATATATACCTTAAACTTTACTGTAAAGACATACCTATTCAGTGAAATTCCAGAAGATAGTCAAGGACTTATTAAGAAAGTTCAAGTTGATTATGCAACTGATGCTATTTTAAATGCAAAACGTGAAGTTAGATATACGGCAACTCCAAAAGCACTTCAAGATTATAATGATGATACTGTAATTAATAGTTTGGATGACCCACTAATTCCATTTGGAGATGACTTTGGATTTAATGAAGAGATTGTAGATTTCCAAGATTTTAAAGATTACAGTCCTACACAGGGAACTGATATTTGATATTTGATATATAGTGTATGGGAAACAAATTCTCCAAGATAGAAGAATCACTTAATATAGAGACATCAATTGTCCCTATTGTAGATTCTGTCGACATTAAACCAATTGATTCTCCAAATGATCCACAAAAAGATTATGAGTATAGTAGAGGTCAACTTTACAGTTTAATCTCAAAAGGACAAGAAGCAGTTGATGGTATATTAGAAATAGCACAAGAATCAGGGCATCCAAGAGCATTTGAAGTAGCAGGACAATTGATTAAATCTGTTGCAGATACCACAGATAAATTAATTGACCTTCAAAAGAAAATGAAAGAATTGGATGCACCTTTAAAAAATGGTCCAACCACAGTTAATAATTCACTTTTTGTTGGTTCAACAGCAGAACTTTCTAAACTTATAAAACAAGGTCTTCTAAATAACGTAGAGGAAACAGAAGTTAAATGAAAAAGTTTAAATCTTTTGCTGCTGCTATGAAGCACGAGATAGGTGAGAAAGGATATGAAGTAGAAAAGGAAGAAGGACATGGTGACATGAAGGGTCATCCATCTGTCCAACAGATAGCACACAAACATAATATTACACCAGAAGAAGTTGTTGCCCAAGTTAAGAAAGGATATAAGTTAGAAAAAGAGCATACTAATAATATTGATATGGCTATTGATATTGCTCTTCAACACGTTAATGAATTCCCAACTTATTATGATGAATTAATTAAGATGGAAGCAGGTCTTAAAAAGAAACACAGTAAGTTTAAAGATAATAAGATTCAAGAAGCACTTGGGGATAGAAAATTCTGTTCATTGTGCGGTAAGCATGAATATGAGCAGGAATGTTCATATGGTCCAGAGATGTGGAAAAAGTACAGCATAGCAACTGTACATCCTGCAAATGAAGAAGCAAAGCATGGACTTTATTATAATGTAAATCAAAGAAAGAAAAAAGGACTACCTCCAAAGAAAGCAGGACAGGAAGGATATCCAACTGCAAAGGCATGGAAGGAATCTGAAAAAACTGCTAAAACTGAAGAATATATTTTTAGTGAAGATTTGGCACAAGCAAAACAAAATGTTGGTGCAAGTAAGTGTTGGACTGGTAAGAAAGTTGGTAAACCACCAACCAAAATGAAAGGTGGAAAAGAAGTTCCAAACTGTGTTCCTGCAAATGAAGATACTTGTATGAATTTTTCACAATTTATGCAACTTGCAGAAGCATCTCCTGCTTGGCAAAGAAAAGAAGGTAAGAATCCAGAAGGTGGATTAAACAAGAAAGGAATTTCCTCTTATAGAAGAGAACATCCAGGTTCAAAACTTTCTCTTGCAGTAACTAAAAAACCATCAGAATTAAAAGCAGGATCTAAATCTGCAAATAGAAGGAAATCATTTTGTGCAAGAATGTCTGGAATGAAGTCAAAATTAACTAGTGCAAAAACTGCAAATGATCCTGATTCAAGAATCAACAAATCATTGAGAAAGTGGAATTGCTAGTATGTCTTCTGAGTTATCTGAATTCTTTAAATTATTAGCAGAAGAAAAGAAAAAGAAGAATGAAGAATTTAAATCTATTGCTGGAGATTTAAAATTAGATTCTTTTTTTGAAG